CAAGGACATCGAGGGCCGCTGCAATCAGGTCGCGGAGCACAATCAGCGCGCGCTGAACGACCACATGATCCAGGCCGCCCGCGAGTACCTCACCAAGCACGAGACCCAGTCCATGGTGGACCGGGCGGTCGCCCCCCTCCAGGACTCCATGGACCGGCTTGAGCACAAGCTGGACCTGGTCCTCGGCTCGTTCGGGCCGGGCAAGAACCATCCACCCCCGCGGGCGCCTCGGGGATGAGCCCGCTCGACCTGCTGAGCGGCGGCCTGGTGGGGGCGGTCGGCCAGGTCATCGACGACCTGCACACCTCCGACGAGGAGAAGCTCGCCGCCAGGAACGCCCTGACCTCGAAGATCCTGGACTACGCCGCGAAGCTCGACGAGACCTACCAGAAGGAGCTGGAGGCGAAGCGCGACATCATCGTGGCGGAGCTGGGCCAGGAGGACCTCTACACCAAGCGCGGGCGCCCCACGATCCTCTACGGGGGGCTCGTCTTCATCGGCATCAACTACGTCCTGGCCCCGCTCATCGGGCGCCTGATGGGGTTCCTGCGCAGTCTGGGCGAGGTCACGCCGGCCCAGGCGCTCGCGCTGTCCGAGCTGTCGAAGCCACTCGCGGACCTGCCGCCCGAGTTCTGGTGGGCCTGGGGCGGGGTGGCCGGCATCTACGTCCTGGCCCGCTCCACCGACAAGGCGGGCAGTGTCGCAAACCTGCTGGGGGCTGCGAAGTGAGCACGCCAATCATCGATGCCCAGGCCAGGCTCGCGAGCATGATCGCGCGCCTCATCCTCTGGGCCGAGGGCCAGGGCTACCAGGTCACCTTCGGGGATTGCTACCGGGACCCCCGCTGTCCCTACGGGTCGAGGACGAGCGCTCACCACAAGCGCCTGGCGGTCGACCTGAACCTGTTCCGGGACGGCAAGTACCTGACCCGCACCGAGGACCACCTGCCGCTCGGGGAGCACTGGGAGCGCATGGGCGGGACCTGGGGTGGCCGGTTCGAGAACAAGGACGGGAACCACTACGAGCTGAAGTTCCCGCTCCCCGCCGGCCTGGCCACCTTGGAGGAATGGAATGGCGACAGAAGCTGACATCCCCGAGTCCGAGAGGACCCCCTGCGAGATCTACACACGGGTCATGGGCTACCACCGTCCGGTGAGCTGCTTCAACCCAGGCAAGCAGCAGGAGCACCGGGACCGGGTCTTCTACCAGGAGAGCAAGAGCCATAGGTTGACTGGGGGTTAGTACCTGCTAACCTTCGAGGTTAGGGACAAGCCGCAAGGCCCCCTGGCCCCCCGGAAAGACGGGGCCCCGCCCGGAGGAATCCGGGAAGCCTGGGCCCGCATGGGCGGAGAACCCTGAAGGCGCCGACTCTGGCTCCGACAGGAGGAACCGCACATGTCTGTCTACCTTACCGCTGCACAAGTCAGTCAGTTCGACTCTGAGGTCAAGCACGCCTACGCGCAGTCCGGGCTCGTCCGCCGGGCGGTTCGCGTGAAGACCGGAGTGGTCGGCTATCAGCACCGCTTCCCGAAGATGGGGAAGGGTATCGCCACCCCGCGCATTCCGCAGACCGACGTGGTGCCGATGAACATCGCGCACACCAACGCGACTGCGACCCTCACCGACTGGAACGCCCCCGAGTACACCGACATCTTCAATCAGCAGAAGGTGAACTTCTCGGAGCGCGAGCAGCTCGCCCAGATCATCGCGGGCGCCATCGGCCGGCGCGAGGACCAGCTCATCATCAATGCCATGGACTCCGCGACCCTGGCGGCCGGCAATCAGATCGACGAGAACACGGGCGGCACCGACACCAACCTGAACACGGCGAAGATGCGCGCCGCGAAGCGGGTTCTGGACGTGCAGGGCGCGCCCATGGGGGACCGCTGGGCCCTCATCCACGCCAACTGCCTGTTCGGGCTGCTCGGCGACTCCGATGCTACGACCTTCGACCGCAACGCCATCAAGGCGCTTGTGGACGGTGAGATCTCGAAGTGGCTCGGGTTCAACATCATCAGCATCGAGGACCGCTCCGAGGGCGGCCTTCCCTACGCCTCGAACGAGTACGAGTGCTTCTTCTTCCATGGCGGGAAGATGGGCTCTGTCGGGCTTGCGGTCGGTATCGACTTCAAGACCGAGGTCAACTACATCGCCGAGAAGACCTCGTGGCTCGCGAACGGCCTGTATACCGCGGGGGCAATCGACATCGACGTGAACGGCATCGTCGAAGTCGAGTGCTACTACTAATCTGGAGGTGACCCATGGCCTTTGATCTCGACAACTTTGCCCCCGTCAACCCGTCGGTGGCCCCCGTCGTTCTTACTACGACCGGCACTGGCATTCGTGGCGCTCCTCGCATGTGGACCTACGTCACTGCGGATGCGCAAACCGACGTAGATGCTGCCGGCTATTTCAACGCCGCTGCCGCCTACCAGGGCGCCTACAACATGCTGGAGATCGGCGACCTGATCTATGTGGTCACCGTCACTGGCGCGGGCGCCTTCAGCCAGGCCGGTCTTGTGATCGTGAACGCGAAGGCATCGGGCACGCTCGATACCACCAACGTCACGGTGCTGACCACCACCGACAGCGACTAAGGGCTCTCTCCGCTGCGCGTGTCGTAATTTTCGGGGGCCGCAAGGCCCCCGCTTTCTTCGGAGGAATGAAACGTGGCTGCGAATTTCTATCTCACCATGAACCTTGGCGACGAGAAGCATGCGATTGTCGCCGTCGACGGCGGAACCCTGGTCGGCACCGAAGCGGTCCTGGTGGTGGTCGACGACTCCAAGGTCAAGACCCCGGACCAGCTCATCACCATGCTGCACCGGATCGGAGAGTACGTCCGCGAGAAGAAGTATCCGCCTGCTGAGTAAAGGGGGTCGCCATGGGACTCTCGACGACCGCCCTGGACGTAGTCAACCGGGCCTTACTGCTCCTCGGAGAGAACCCGCGCGCCGTCACGCGCGTGGTCTCCGGGGCTACCTACACCGCGCCCAACGGGGGGACCGCGGCGAACGCCGGGGACGACAGCGCGGCGACCGAGGTCTTGAGCACGGCTGACATGTCGACCACGAGCCCGTATGTCCTGCTCCTGGTCGACTACGGATCAGTGCGCGACGACCTCGCCTATCTGAAGCTCGCGGGGCTGCGGCTCTCGGCGGGGTCCTCGCGCCAGTTCTACGTCCAGGGCTCGCTCGACGGCATCCGCTGGGAGAACCTGGGCGGCCCGCTGACCGTGGTGGATGCGAGCGACCGCGCCTACTGGCGCTCGGTGTTCCGCCCGGTGCGCTACGTTCGGGTTGCGAAGGTCGGGGCCCAGGACCTGACAACCGCCCGCTGCGCCATCGACGATCTCAACGCCTACGTCCTGGCCGGCAACGATGCCGACCTGACGGCGCGTGCCCTGTACCCGCTTCTGCGGGATCGGGTCCTGGGGGCCTTCCGGTGGCGCTGTAGCATGCGCAAGGCCACGCTCACCGAGCTGACGACCGAGACCCCGCTGAACGAGTGGCCGAAGACCTTCGCGCTCCCCGAGGACATGCTGGCGGGCCCGCTCGCGGTCTACGACGAGGCGGGCGACGGCGCCCTCCCCCATCAGTCCTACGAGATCTTCCAGGGGCGGCTCTTCACCGATCGCTACTACACCTCGGGCGGGGTGAGCTACGCCTATGTCGACTATCAGGTGCGGGCCGACGAGTCGGAGTGGCCCCCCTACCTGGAGCAGCTCGTGATCTACGCCATGGCGGCCGAGCTGGCGGAGCCCCTCACCGAGCAGACCACCAAGGCGGACTATTTCCAGCGGCTGGCCTTCGGCGGCCCCGAGGAGCAGGGGCGGGGCGGGCTGTTCCGCCACGCGCGCCAGGTCGAGAGCACGCTCAAGGCCCCGGAGGCGTTCTTCGACTTCTCACTGACCATGGTGCGCTGATGGGCTCGCGGACTCTGCACCGCTTCCAGACCAACTTCACCGCCGGGGAGCTGGACCCGAAGCTCGCTACCCGGCACGATTTCAAGCCCTACTACAACGGGGCGAGCTACCTTCGGAACTTCGCCATCCGCCCGCAGGGCGGCATCTTCCGGCGCAACGGAAGCCATCGGGTCGCCGACCTGTTCAAGATCTCGGGGTCAGTTTCTCCTGGCGGCACCGTGATCAACTACCCAGAGGGGAACTCGCTGGGTGGGTCCACCTTCGACCCCTACCTGAGCGGCACCACGCATGGCGACGACACTACCTGCCAGACCGCCAACCTGATCTCCGGGTTTGTTGCCTCCGGCGTGATTGTCCACTACGACCTTGGCGCGGCCTATGTAGTCCACTGCGTGGACGTGCATAACACCGGCCTGAGCCCAGCGACGGGGAGTGGGATCTGGGGCACGCTGTACGTCGAGTATTCGGTCGATAACATCAACTGGCTTGCCTTCCCGCATGACCCGACAGTGGGCCACCCCTTCGCGACCTCGTCCATCGCCATTGACAACGTGTCCGCGCAGTTCCGGCGCTTCGTGTACCGGAACGGGGTTGCCGCCCGTTACTGGCGCCTGCGTTACGTCCATGGCGGCGGCCTGGCAACCGGAAGCTACGTCTATGTCTCTGGGTTCCGGCTCTGGCAGATCGCGGCACAGTCGCAGGCCGATGCGCCTCCGCGGCTCGTGCCGTTCTCGTTCAACGACACGCAGCAGTACGTCATTGCCTACACGCGCGGGAACGCCGCGATATTCCGATCCGACGGCTCGTACCTCACGAGCGTATATTCCCACGCAGGCATGGATGCGACCTGGGATGTAGAGGGGCCGATGCTGCGCTACACGCAGTCGGCGGACAAGTTGTTGGTGGTGAACGAGCGCATGTGGCCGCAGGAGCTGATCCGGTGGACCCCGCCGACCGGCTGGGGTGTGCTCGACGTGAACTGGGTCCCCAGGTCCATTCGGTTTACGACCTTCCCGACCTACGACTTCAGCCCGACGACGACGACCCGCGGGCCCGTGAACCTGACAATTCTGGGCACGGTCGGGGTGCAGAACATCACCGCCGGAGCCGCCACCTTTGCGGCCAGCGACCTGAACCAGCACATTGAGGTCAACGGGGGCTACGGGCGCGTTCTGCGCTACAACAGCACGACCTCGATCGACGTGTTGTTCATCATCCCCATGTACGCGGCCTACACAACCGCCACCTCCGCCAGCTACACGATCTATGGGGGGTACGAGAACGCCTGGTCCCCCACCAGGCTTTGGCCCCGCTCGTGCTGCTTCTACGAGGGGCGGCTTTGGTTTGGCGGCGCCTATTCACGCCCGCAGACCTTCTGGGGGAGCCGGGTCGATGACTTCTACGACTTCGACTTGGGCCAGGGGCTGGACGACGAGGCTATCGAGGGCACTCTCGACACTGATCAGGTCAACCGCATCAATAACGTGTTTCCTGGCCGGGACCTGCAACTCTTCACCTCCGGCGGAGAGTTCTACATCCCTACCGCCTTCGGACAGCCGATCACCCCCGGAACGCTGTCGGTGAAGCGCCAGACCTCGCGCGGCTCCGAGGAGGGTATCCCCGTGGTCGAGGTCGACGGCGGCACGCTCTTCATCCAGCTCGAAGGCAAGGCGCTTCGGGAGTTCCTGTTCTCCGATCTGGAGCAGTCCTACAACTCCAACAACCTGAGCCTGCTCTCGTCGCACCTGCTCAATTCCCCGGTGGACATGTGCCTGCGCACGGCAACCTCGACCGACGAGTCGGACCTGGTGTTCGTGGTGAACGCGGACGGGACCATTGCCGCCATGAACACGCTGCGCAGCCAGGACATCACGGCGTGGTCGAAGTTCGACACGGTCGGTGCCTGGCGCTCGATCTGCTCTCTGCGCTGGGGCTCTGACCCGGTCTGGGCGACGGCGAGCCGCACGCTCGGGGCCTCGACCCTGGTCTGCCTTGAGCGCTTCATGGCCGGGCGTTACACCGACTGCGGCAAGACCGCGGCACGCCCCGGGGGCGGCTGGACCTCGGACGGTGGCGGCCGGTACTACACCGATGCCAGCTACGCCGGGGTGGCCTCGCTGATCGTGATCGGCGACGGGTCTTACCTGGGGACCGTCTCGGTGGACGGGGCCGGCAAGTTCTA